TCTACGACATTTACAAGCAGTGGTGCGAGGACAACGCCTGCCACAGCGTATCGGCGATCCGTTTCAGCGCCGAACTGCGCCAGAACGACCGCCGCTACAACCTTGAAGCCACCAACAACATCTATCTGCCCGGTGGCCGCAGAGTGCGGGGCTTTGTGGGCATCGAACCGCTTGTCCACCCCTGCCCGTAAAAAGTGCATTTTTCACAGAAGAAGTTCGTACAACCTGTACGGTCTGTACTTGTACGCATCTGTACGGCGAATCGAAACAAATTAAAACGAATTATCGTTTATATTTCGGATTTCCGTACGTCGTACGAACCGTACAGGTTATTTGAAGTCCGTACGCAATTTTTTCAGATGCGTACGGAGCAATCAAGTTCGCATTGTGCGAACTTGATTGTAACTCTCCCGCAGGAGACGTTCCCCCTCGGAGAGTCCTCGAAGAGCCCACTACACTTTGCAGCCCATAGGGATGAAAGTGTTATAGTGGGTTATTACACTTCCGAAGAAGTGCATCTCCGTTCCCCGTCACCTCTCGATGAACCTTGAAAGGAGGGATGCCCTTTGGCAAGAAACGATGGCGTTGACCGCACCAGTGTCCGGAATCTCGCCGTTTCGGACAAGGCCGTTGGCAACACCCAGCAGCACAATGAGCGTGAAAAGGACAGCTATCGGAACCCCGACATTATCCCCCAGCGCACTGCATGGAACGTCCACTTCAAAAAGCCAACTGCCAGCTACACCGACCTATTCGCCCAACTGGAAGCCGCCGGAACCATCTCCACGCGCGGCTTGAAGCCGGATGCTATCCACTACTGTGAACTTGTCTTTGATGTCAACTCTGCCTACTTTGACAATCACGGCGGCTATGAGTTCGCCAAGCAGTTCTATGAGGATGCCTACAAAGCAGCCGTTCAAATCGTGGGCGGTGAGCAGTATATTCTCTCGGCTGTCATGCACGCCGATGAAATCAACCGCGCCATGACCGAAGCATTAGGCCGGGAGGTCTACCACTACCATCTTCATGTGGTCTATGTGCCTGTGGTGGAAAAGCAGATCCTGTGGTCGAAACGCTGCAAGGACAAGGCTCTGGTCGGCAAAGTCAAGGAGACCGTCATGCAGGTCAGCCGGAGCAAGAAGTGGGCATCCAAGCCCCTGCTGGACGATGCCGGAAAGCCTGCGCTGCAAAAGAACGGCAAGCCAGTCCTGAAGAAGTCGTACAGTGTCCTGCAAGACGATTTCTTCAACTATATGCGCAACGCCGGGTACACGGATGTAGAGCGCGGTGAACGCGGCAGCACTGAAGAACACCTGACCGTCACCCAGTTCAAAGTCCAGCGGGAGCAGGAGCGTCTGGACAGCCTGACTGCACAAGCCGACGAACAAGCACAGTCGCTTGCTAAAACCAGTCAGACCCTCTCCAAAAAGGAGAAGGAACTTGCCGCTGTGCAGAAAAAGGCCACACTCACGAAAGAAGCCCTCATTCATGCGCGTGATCTGGATTATATCGGCAAGCGCACCTTCCTCGGCAACTACTCGCTGACCGAAGAAGAATTTTCCAAACTGAAAAAACAGGCTGACCACGGCTATATGATGGACGTGGAGAACCGCCGCTTGAAAGAAGAACTTTCCACCGCCAAGAAGGAGGCCGTTCGTTGGAGCAACAAGTACCACGACCTTTGGTACGATGTAAAGCCCTATCTGGATGCTCTCCACCGTGCTCCTGAACTGGTGCGCGGTTTTCTGGAAAAGATTCTTGCTCCCAAGCAGGAGCGCACCATGAATGTGCCACAGCGAAACCGCAAGCGTGGGCAGGATGTAGAACTTTAAGCTGAATTTTTAGATGATATGACAATATAAGGAGCAATGCTTATGGATTTTGACCGTAATTCTATGACCGTCCCTGTGCAATCTTCCGATTATACGAATAAGTTCTTGCAAAAGGACTCGAATCTCACTACAATGGAGGTGGTCACTCAAACCAATGCCGTCAAGTCTCCGACTGACAGCCCGGCAACCACGAAGCTGGTGTACACGGTGGAAGAAATCGCACGAATGCTGGCCATCAGTCTGCGCTCTGCTTACAACCTGTGCAACAGCACCACCGAATTCCGTGTCCTGCGGGTAGGCGGAAGCATCCGTGTGCCGAAGGACAGCTTCGATGCGTGGCTCTACCGGGCAGCTTGATAAGGAGGCAAACAGTATGGCATATATTACGAAGCGCGGCAACTCTTACAGCGTCCGATACACTTATGAAGATGAGCACGGCAAGAGCTGCGACAAATGGGAGAGTTTTCCCACAAAAGAGGAGGCAACGAACCGAAAAAAGCAGATCGAGCATGAACTGGCCGCCGGCACGTTCCTGATTCCGTCCTCGGTGACGGTGGCAGAGTTCCTCATGGATTGGCTGCCCAAGCAGTGCAGCAAGCACAAGTGGGCACCCAAAACCTACGAATCCAACCTTTCCACCATCCAGAATCTGATTATCCCCTATATCGGCAGCATGGAGATGCAGAAACTCAAGCCCTACCACATGGAAAACCTCTATACGACCCTGAGCAAAACGCCCTGCGGTTCGTATATCGAGGGAAAGAAGCAAGAACTGACCGAAAAGCAGAAACAGCGGTTTCTTTCCGGCACGACTATCCATGAGGTGCACCGGCTGCTGGGAACAGCGTTCCAGTATGCCGTGGAGTGGGGAATCCTGATTAAGAGTCCTGTTCCCGTGGACAGCCCCAAGAAGTCCACGCAGGAGCGCTCCATCTGGACGGTAGAGGAAATGCGGGCGGCTCTGGACAGCATGGATGACCCTATCCTGCATCTGGCAGTCCACCTCACACTGGTGGGCGCACTGCGAGAGGGCGAGATCGTAGGTCTGACCCCAGAGGATATTGACTTTGACGCTGCGGACGGCATCGGAACATTCCGTATCAACAAATCCATGCAGCGAGTGCGTAAAGAAGCCCTGAATCAGGTAGACGACGGCTGCATCATCAAGGTATTCCCGGACAAGCTGGAACGCAGCACCACTTCTCTCATCCTGAAAAGCACCAAAACGGCGTCCTCCTGCCGTACCATCTTCATGACCTCTGCTCTGAAAGAGGAACTGAAGAAGTGGCTGAATCAGCTGGCGGCAGACGAGATGAAAGATCCGGCACGCTACCATGACAGCGGAATGCTGTTCCGTCTGCCCAACGGTCTGGCTGTGGAGCCTGTGCTGATTCGCAAAAAGTTCCTCAAATGGCAGGATGCACACCCGGAGTTCCCTCGTATTGTGTTCCACGGTCTGCGGCATTCCAGTGCGACCTATCAGCTGATGATCTCCGGCGGCGATGTGAAGGCCGTTCAAGGCACCACAGGACACGCTACGGCAGATATGCTGGTGAACACCTATGCCCATATCCAGCAGTCCTCTCGTGTAGAACTGGGCAGGAAGTTCGAGGAAGGGTTCTATGCTAAACAGGAAAGCCCCAGCCCGCAGGCTGTACCCGCCGCAGGCGAACCCACCATCTCCATGACGGCTCTCTTGGAATTGCTGAAGAATGCAGACCCCGAAGTAAAGGCGCAGCTCCGTCTGGCACTGCTGACCTGATGCAAAATTTACCACGCATTTCAAAGCAATTCCAGCCTATGCAGAGGATTCCCACGAAAAAGCCGACCGTGCAAAAACCGTGCATTGACCGTGCAGACCCCGATTTTTCGGGGTTACATAACAAAAAAGAACGCCAAATCTTACGATTTGACGTTCAAAATTTGGTGCACCTCCAGGGACTCGAACCCTGGGCCCACTGATTAAGAGTCATTCCAGCCCGCACTCCATTGGTGCAAAAGCAAAAATAAACAACGAATATACGCTATTCTATAAAGGATTGCGCAAATACAAAAAAGCACCGTGGTAGTCAATCGGTAGTCACACTCGCCCGCAAATCGAAAATATCGGAATACGATATTAAATATCATTTTGCTGATATAGATTATCATTTTATGCTACACTCTCCGCAAAGGAGATATGGCTGATGTTAAGGATTTTGTTGTCCGTCCGCTTAGGCGAAAAGCGATGGACTCAGAAGCAACTTGCAGACGCAACTGGAATCAGGCGAAACACAATCAATGATCTTTACCATGAGATGACCGACCGGGTATCTTTGGAACAGCTTGATTTGATTTGCAAAGCCTTGGATTGCAAAATCTCCGATCTTCTGGTTCAAGAAGAAGATTTGGATGATTTGACCCGAAGCAGGCTTGCAACGCCACGGTGCAGATCCATAACGTCCGACAAGTAAGTTATCCCCTTTCCCCGGACACTTCGGTGTCTGGGGACTTTTTTTGCAAAAAATCCACTGCCCGGATACACAATCCGGGCTTATTATATAAATATATTTGTTTATTTTATCATCTATTTTCTTTATAAAATATCGGTTTTGCTGTTGTCTTTCAAGGCAAAAAGGAAGATACTATAATCACAGCAAGGGAGTACGACCGGAAGGCAAGGGGCGAAGTAAGAGCCGGGAGCGCAGTAAGTCGTGAGCGCATGCTAAGTCAGTAACCCACTCCCCTGCTGCTTTTTATTTTATCTTTTCAGCCAAAGAAAGAGAGGGCATTATGAAAAAGTTTGATCTGTCCGCCATCATGCGCAAGGCATGGAAGCTGTATCGAAAGGGCGTTGCCGCCTTTTCCGAGTGCCTGCACCGGGCATGGAACAGTGCAAAGGCCGAGCCGATCAACGCCCAGCGCATCGAGGAAGCCCAGCAGGCCGCCGGGGTAGCCGAACCGGTGAACACTTGGGCAGGCTGGAAAGCCGCCGGGTACATGGTGGAGCATGGCGCAAAGGCCCTGTTTCAGGCTGTGCTTATCCACAGCAGCAAGGGTGACGGCCAGACCTACCGGGCATCATTCTTTGGTGCTTCTCAGGTAAAGTCCTTACCCACGGCATAAAGAAAGCCGCCAGCGCTTCAAAAACACTGGCGGCTTTTATCATACCTCTGTTCCATCCGGGAAGCGGAAGTTCACAACAAGTTCTGCGCCCATGGCCTGCGCCATCTGCTCCAGTTCTTCATACTTGAACTTTCCTGTTTTCATTCGCTGGTTGAATGCCTGCGGGGTGGTGTCCATCCGCCGGGCAAGTTCAGCTTCTTTTACTTTGGCAACAGCTTCAGCCATTTTGATTTTCGTTGGGAAATCCATGCTCATCACCTCACCGCAAGTATAAATGATTTCCTGTATTTTGTCAAGAAATATTTTCAAAAATATAGGTTTTTCTTTAAGAAAAGCCTTGACATTATAAAGGAAATCCTGTATAATATAGGTGTCAGGAGGAGCGGAAAGCTCACCGGAAAGGAGAACAGACCGATGGATGAAAAAGTAAAAGCTCTGAAAGAGCTGCTGGAAATCTTGGTCGAACATCCCGATCTTGCAGAGCGGATAACGATCACGATTAAACCCAACAGAATCATTCAGAGCAACGAGACCCCCACGGATAACAAGTAATCCGTAAGAGCAGGGCGGCGGGTAGGAGCCGCCGCCCTCGCTTTTTAATTATAACCACCCACCGATGAAAAATCAAGGAGAATATATATGAACAGAGAGCGCAGAAAGGCCCTGCAGGCCATCGTTGACCAGCTTGAAACCCTCCAGATGCAGCTTGAGGAAATCCAGACCGAGGAAGAAGAATACCGGGACAACATCCCTGAAAACTTCCAGAGCGGCGAGCGGTACGAGCGTACCGAGGAAATCTGTGAAAGCCTGTCCGATGCGGTAATCAGTCTGGAAGATGCCACCAGCAGCATTGAAGAAGCGATTGAGTAAGGAGAAGCGCCATGACCATCCGAGAGTTTGCAAAGCTGAACAATTTTCCCATCAAGGGCAAGCTGACCCGCATTCCTGATGAGGTCGAATACGACTTCAACGACCAGCCGCACAACTGCAAGCGGTACGTTGACGAGGATTTCAATGAATACGGCATCCATGAGGACGGCTTCATTGTTGCCATCCCCTGCGAAAAGGCTTGGGGGTTCAGTACCAAAGAGAAGTCCCGGATTGCCGCCATGATTGAAAAAGAACGCATGGAAGCCCGTCAGCGGCGCGGCTCCTATGAATGGTAAAGGAGTAGACCATGAAAATTTCCGATATTCGCGCTTCCCTCAAGCGTCTGGCCGAAAGGCTGGACAACCAATGGGCATACGCCCAGACCTCCATCAAAGATGACATTGCCGTCGGTCAAGTCGAGTACAACGATGATGGGGAGCGGCTCCCGATTGAGCCGGAAATCAGCTACTACGGCATGATTGCCGCATTTGAAACGCTCGGCGGTGAGTGGAAACGCAGCTCTGATGGCAAGCACTGGCTGATCTGGATGGGCGTGGCCGCGATCGCACCGCAGGATAATGAGGTATAAGCAATGTGGAAGCAAGGATATATAACCATTGATGGGCACACGTTCCGCTGGGAAGCAAAAGTTTATGAGCAAGGAAGCGTTTTCGGCATTGACAACGGCCGAATTTCAAAGCTCTGGCTTGCCGAGTATGTTGGCGATCCGACTTCCAGCATGTGCAAGGAAGCTGCCTGCTATGAACGCGGCTGGGAACACCGGCCCGACACCCCGCAGGCTCAAGCCGCCGTGAAACAGCTCATTGAAAAATACAATTAAACAAAAAATCCCCCTGCGCTGGCCGATGAAGTCAACGCAGGGGGATTTTGTATGCCGCCGGGGCTGCGAAATGTAAAAATCAAGAGTGGAACATCTTTTTCAAGATATGCCGCTCTCTACAAAAGCCCTAGCTTTTCAAGTGGTTCTATTTTAGCTGGCGTTTATGTATCTGTCAAGCCTTTTTGGTACTCAGCGCCGCAGTCATAGCGTCAAAAGCGCGCTCAATGACCGCATCCAGCACTTCATCCGTGATTGCCCACTGGATGATGGTCGGGCATTTGGCGCGGAGGGCGGCGAAGACCTGCTTTTTCTTCTTCGCCCCCTGCCCCGAACCCATAATGGACTTTTCAGCCCGGTTCACCAGATCCAGCGCCAGATTCTTAACAGTAGCCTTGTAGCCCAGCCGGATACCGCCGACTGCCAGCGAAACAAAACCCGCCGCCATCAGAATGACAGCGACAGGCACGGGAATAAAACTCAGAATAGCTTCCATGATGGTTTCCTCCTATGTCACAGATACTTGTTAGCCCCAGAAATTGCCCGCCAACTGGCAGGGCCGCAGATGCCATCCACGGCCAGCTTGTGCTTCTCCTGCACTTTCAGCAGGGCGTTTTCGGTTTTTTCTCCAAAAATGCCGTCCGGGGTCAGCCCCAGCAACCGCTGGAGCATCTTCGTGGCGGTTCTGTTTACATCGCCCACGCTGCCCCGGCGGATTGTCGGCAGGATGAACGTGTTGTAGGTCGTGCTGGGATAGTGCTTCGGTGCATCGCAGAGCCACGTTGCCTTTGTGTCGCGGGTATCAGTATGTACGATGGCGCAACCATCATACCAGTAGATACCCACAGCCTTGAAGTACTGGGCGGCGATGATGCCCAAAGCCACAGGGTTGATGTCGCGGTCTTTCATGCGCCAGTCAGCCGCCATCCCATAACGGTGCTTGCTGCCCGAACTGCCTTTAACCGCCGCATTATGCGGAATACAGCGGTAGCCACTGGTAATTTTGATGGGCTTACCCAGCTTTTCCCGAACAGCCTGCATCTTCTCTACCAACTCCGAATCCACCATCTGCCGAGTACACCCGCAGGGGCATTTGAACTCCTCACGGGTAAAATTTTTGCTCAGGGCAGATGTGTCGCTGGCCTGATAGACAATGACTCTCATGTAAAAAACCTCCTTCAAGAGAAGTCGTGCTTTTGAAGCCGCTCGTTGTACACCCGCTTGATATTCGCTACTGCACAGATGCAGCGGTTGTTTTTGTAGTCGGGGTGACTGCGGCAGTAGTCCTCATAGGCATCAATGACGGCCAAAATCTCGATAAAATGCTCCCTCGTGTGGTGCTTATCATCAATCAGTTCGTCATTGAAGCGCAGAATCTGAGTACGCAAAAGATTCGCATTGCGCTCATCATCAGCTTGGATATGCTCCTCCAACTTCCTCTGGGTTTTCTGCTGCTGTTCCAGCACTTCGGCGTTCAGAGCGTGCCCAATCCACTTGATGATATCCGACCACGGGTTCAGTTTAATGGGGGCGATCTGGACCAGCGTGAGGAGGACTATCATCGTCCCGCCCCCCGCCGTCAGTATTTCTTGGATGCTCATTGTGTCCTCCTGTACAAAAAAGGCAGCCTCGCCCCGGCGGGTGAAGCTGCCTTTCGGTTTTATTCTGCTGCATCCAGCATATCTTGTGAGTGGCGAACCAGAACGTAGTCCTCAAGAATCTGATTTCGCAGGGCATCGTTGTTGCAGTCCTGCATCAAGCCCAGATAGCTCTGAATCACGCTCAGGGCGTACTCAAGTGGAACCTCGCCACGACCGTAGGCCTCTCTGACATATCGAAGATGTTTCTTCATGCCGAGAGAGGTCTGCCGCCGCAGCTCGATTTTATCAGGGGTGATTTTTCGCCCGACAAATTCAACAGGTTTGCCAAGCGGGATAACCGCTGTTTTGTCGTTCAGCTGCAAACCAACATTGGTACGCAGGTAGTCATCGACATACCCCACGACTTCCCATGCCGCCTTTTTGCCATCGACAATGCACATCATGTCATCCATGAACCGAGCGTGTTCCGGCACCTGCAGCTCCCGCTTGATGTAGTAGTCCGTTGGGGTCATAACCACATTGGCGGTCATCTGCGAAATGAGGCTGCCGACTTGCATCCCGATGCCGGAGATCCGCTCGGCGGTCGTAACGTCCGTGCAGTACACGGGCAATCCCAGCGGCCGACCATCGCAGCGGATAGCCTGTTCCAGAAACCACACCATGTCCGGGTCATCCAGCGGTTTGGAAAGCTCCCTTAGCTGAACATCCACCGGGATACGGAAAAAGAACTTGGCAATGTCCATCTTGACGATGTACCAGTCACCCGGCTTGCGGGCATAGCTTCGCATCCACTGCTGAACAGTCCTTGATGCGCGGATAGGACCTTTCTCCTCGATGCTGCCAAAACTGTACTCATACATCGACTTGCGGTAGATAGGCCACAGGACATTGTGCGCTGCACAGTTGATAACTCTGTCGTAGAACGGCAAGCTGCTGATAAGTCGCAGCTTCGGATAGTATTCATAAAACTGGTGAAGCCGCCCGGTGTGGTATTCATGCCACTGGAGCCGATTCACCGAATCTATCAAATTATCCTCAAGGAGATTTGTGTACTGGAGTACGCAATCCTGTTGCCGCTTGTGTTTGCGGGCTTTCAGATAACCGTCATACATATTGTCGAACGTTGCAAAACGTTCAAAAACGTGTCTGTATTTTTCCAACAAATCCCTCCTGAGGTCGCACCCTGACGAGTGCCGTGCGCCCAACACGCCGGAACACTGGCCAGAATACTGGTGTTTTCAGGCTGCATATTGCAACCAAGGGAATCGACCCCTTTATCCCTCTGTACTGAGAGCAAGCCCATGAGCTTGCAGTATCTGACGATGAGGCAAAGCGGAGCGGAAGCCCAAGTTCGCCCTCGTGTTGGAACGCGGGTTGTTGCCGTTGAACGAGGCGAGGCCGTAAGAGGAGTTGTTCCAGTTGCCGCCGGAGTAGAAGCACGCTACGGCCGATTCCCTATGTTTTTCGGCTGACCGTTGACGGTTTTCAGCCAGCCGCCCAACATCTTTCCGATTTCGACCACCATGCCAGACCAGACTTCGTATTTCTTCATGGGCAGGAATCCCAACTCATGGGATAGCCGGAGATATGCGCGGAGCTTCATAATCTCAACGTCCAGTTCCTGCAAGGTAGTCTTCTTGTAATACTTTTTCTGCGCCTCGATGGTACGCTCCAACATGATATCCATGCAGTGCTTTATATCCGTGCAAAGCGCAAATTTTTCCGATTTCGGATACTGGGCCAAAGCCGGATAAGCATACTCCATCATGTCGTATACTTTCTGCATAAGTTTCAATTCTTCTGCCATGCGGTAGACCCTCCTCCGAACGCGGGATAGTATAACAAGATTTGCATTGAAAATCTGCCTTTCGGTGGATTCTTCCGGTTTTCGGCAAAATCCACCGAAAAGCAAAAAATCAATTTTATAAACGACCCCGCTTCGCGGGGTCGAGGGAACGTGCTGTGCTATCGCACAGCAAACAGGTCACAGTCAGGCAGTGGGCAGTTTCACAAAAGCGGAGCGGAAGCCCAAGCTCGCCCTCGCGTAGGAACGCGGGTCGTTGCCGCCGAACGAGGCGAGGCCGCAAGAGGAGCTGCCCCAGCCGCCGCCGGAGTAGAAGCACCGTTCGGCAGCGCCATTGTTAAACCAGCAGCCATTGCCATCTTCCAGCGTATCGCCGGGATACTCCAAGAAACCGAGGTTGTACAGCCACAGCTTCGCGCCGTCCTTGATGGTGCTGTCGCACTCAATCTGCGCCTCGGTTTCGTAGTCGGATTTGTCCTTTTTGACGGTAATATTGGTGGACCAGACCAGCTTGTTGTTGATATGGTCAGCCTTAACAGAACCGGAAGTGGTGCCGCTGCCGTTAGGGGTAATCAGAGTGCCGTCCGCAGCGTTGATGGCTTTCCACTCTGCAGAGGTCGCAGACTGGCTGTGTGCAGAATCCGCACCATTGTTATTGGCCAGAATCTGCAGCTCGCCGTATACCATGCGAACGCCGCCAGACCACTCCCAGATATTGCCGGTGAGGTCAGCAATACCAGACGGGGTCTGGTCGTGATACCAAGTCAGAGGACCGGTGCCAGTGGCAGTGCGACCAGTGCCTTTGTCACCGTCCTTGTAGGTCGGAATGGCTTTGTAGACGTTCTCGCTGGGATGCTTGCCAAAACTGGTGTTGCCCTTGGGCAGAAAACCGTTGGCGATGCACCAGCGCAGAATCAGCCCCCATTCGATGCGGGTCATGCAGTGCCAGCCCTCGCCCTTTGCCTCGCAATGCTGGCGAGCCTGATCAAAGTTCATGCCAGCAGCAGGGTCAACGCCGCCGATGGAATAGGCACGACCATCCTGCACGATGTTCAGGTACTTGGAAATGTAGATAGCGTCTACCTCGGTGCCGTTGACGATAAACGCAGGGTGCACGGCGGTGCTTTCGCCCATGCCCAGCTGCTTGTAGGTCATCTTCGGGATCTTCACCATGATGCTGGGCATACCAGCGTTATCATAGAGCAGTTCGTTGCCGGGTGCGAGGCCAGTCACGGCCAGATTGGTCAGGTCAAAATTTGCAGCCATAGTAGTTACCTCCTATCAGTCGATGGCCCACAGGGTCAGGGTCACATTGTTCATGGAGAACGGAATCGGCTCCGCCGGGGTGCTGTTGCCCATGCGGGTGCCACCCTCGGCGTTCTCCTCGCCGTCTGTGGTCACTTCCTCAATGGGCTCCGGCTGGGTGTACTGGCGGGCAGGGATATCGATTTCCGCCACATAGCTGCGGCCGGCAGCTGCGCCGATGACCAGCTCACCATAGCTGTCGTAGCACACATCGATGTGAACGTCACGGTCGTCCTCGCGCTTGGCGAGGTTGATGGTCAGGTCATCATCAAAGCAGATTTTGTTCTTGACGACCTCGTAGGGAATCTTGGTGCCGGAATTTTTTTCGATAACGGTCATTTCAGAGTACCTCCGATTGCGATGTATTTGATGGTGGCAGACTTTGCGGAGCCGTTGTAGGCCAGCTTGAAGCCGTTGACCAGCTTCTCGCTGACCTCAATATCCCCGACAGGGCCATCGGATTTGACCAGTTCGGTCATAACCAGATAGCTGGTGCTGCCCATGTTCTTGCCCAGCGACACGCTCTTTTTGGAGTTGTTGCAGGGATAGGTACGAGCATTGGTCAGGTCCACGCTGCCGGACGCAATCTGCCACGAGTTATCGATAGTGGCCACAGTTTCGTTCAGCTGCCAGCCCTGCTGCCGAACTGTATTGAACATCATGCCGAAAGCGGCATAAATATCCCATACGCCGTTTTCGATGTTATTGAAATGTGCCTGATCCTGAGGTGTGCCCTGCTGCATCACCTTGCCAGCGGGAGTGATGGTCCATGTTCCGTCATGGTTGTCGTTGATGACGTACAGACCGGGCTTGTCCGTTACATGGTCAAGCCATACCGTTTTTGCGTACACGGTCATTCCTCCTTTTTCTTCTCGGTAAAGGTAAAGTCGAACCAGTACAGAATACCAGTCTGACCTGTCGAGATTTTGATGTTTACGTCCTCGTGCGCCCAGACCTGATTGTCCGAGTTGAGCAGTTCCACACGGTTCACCGTAATCTCGCCCAGCCCGGTGATGGACACTCTGGCGCGGACAGTACCATCAGCCAGAATGTCGATGCCGGAAAGCGGAACGGTGTAGTAGGTCGAGCCGACACGGAAACGCGCACAGGCAATGCGCCGTTTGAGATAGCCCCGCAGGTCTGCGAAGCCAGCCGAATCAATCATGCTGCTACCTCCTTAAAAATTTATTCCCGGTGCGCTGCCGCACACCTTTGCGATGTAGGAAACGCCGAGGCCGGATTCCTCGGCAACAAGCCCTCCGCCTGATGTACCGCCGGATGTGGCGGTTGCCGGATGCAGACCAGCTGTCAGGTCGCCGGATGCCTGGGCCGCGTATGTGCTGCTGCCGTCTGCGGTCTGCACAACAACATACCCCGCATCATCGAAGCCCTGCGTGGCCGTCTCCGGGTAGGTTCCAGCCAGTTTCTCCGGTGCATAGGCTCCACCATTGTCCACCGTCAAAACCTCGATTTCCGAGGCGGCAGTGCGGCCCTGTGTGGCTGTGGTCGGGAACGTGCCAGCGTCGAGCTGCCCGGTGCGGGGGTGAGCGTAGCTGCCGCCGAACTCGTCCGTAACGATGATGATGTTCCCAGCGGAGATGCCGCCCTGTGTGGCAGTTTTGGGGAACGTGCCGCATCGCCGCACCGCATACACGATGTAGCCGCTGCTGGTCACGATCTCGATGCCGAACGTGCTCTGGTAGTACACACCATCGTTGTGCGACCGCAGGCTCTTGTAGTAACCGATGGCCCACAGCACACGTTCGGTGCTGACGTAGGACGCATCGGAGCCGCTCATGTCCAGCATGACCCGGAAGTGGTACGGCTCGCCGCCATACTGCCACCATTCCTCCAGCCGGGAACCGGGATAGATAGCCCGGATGCCCCGCAGCACAGCCCCGGCGGTTCCCCGGTGACGATGGATGTAGGGCGCGGACTTGATGGTGCGCCGCTTTGCAGCGAGGTCGTAGTCGTGGTCGTACCAGTCTACGGCGAAGTCTTTCGCTAGAATATCCAGCAGGTCTTCCGGCAGTTCATCGATGCGGGTGTAGATTTGGCCGAGGGTGACTTCATCGAGCCGCATTTCCAGCACGTTGGCGATGGAATGAGCCAGAGCGACCATTTTAGGGTCTTTCTGGAGGGCAAGCGGAAAGCCATCCATCATCTGCTCGGCGGTCATGGTGTAGTTACTCATCCTCATACCCTCCGCTCTGCACGGTGACCGTGCCCACCTTGGCTACCTGCGGCACCTTGTCCGAGGTGAGGTCAACGGACGGTTTTCCGTCTTCCAGCGGAGTGAATGCCGGCTGTTTGAGATCCACACGCTTGATGCCGACTTCCAGCAGCAGATACCGCAGCTTGTCGGGGTTGATATCCCGGCCCATCTTGCCGGACTGCCATTTGATGTACTGCTGCACAGCCTCGTTTACTCGTGTCTGTGCATCGGTAGCGGAAATGTCGCCATCACGGGTCAGATAGTAGGTCAGGTTGATATTGTAGGTTACAACATCGGGGTCGCCAGAGATGACACGGTCGGTCAACGGCCGGACCTCATCAGCCGAACAGACCTCGACCATGGCCTTTTTGGTTTCCTCTCCTGCGATATTGCCATCATCCATGACGGCATACAGGCAGACGGTGCCGGGGCTTGGGCTGTTCGCCACCACATCGGCGATTTTGGTAGACACACTCTTCGCGAAATACTTGTAGCTGCCAACAGGTCCTGCACTGGACCACGCTGCCTGACTATCAAGCAGAAGCTGGTAGAACTCGTCATCGTCCGGGGCATTGCTGCCGTTTGCGCTGGCCGTGACGTTGGAGCAGCCGGAATAGTAGTCGTACACATCAACAATGGTGTTAATGTCGCCGACCGCAAAGTCGTTTCCGACAGTGCCGGAGGTCTGGCATACCACCGTAACGTCCGTATAGGTCGAACCGATAGGCACATATTCATCTGCCGTAGTTGCCCAATACAGCGAGGCGTTTGCATCCGTGACGCGAGTGCCGGACGGGATGAGGATTGCGCTCTGCCGTGCCTCGCTGATGTTGAAACGCATGGTGCAGGTTGCTGCGGTAGGCTGCGGACGCTGCTGCAAGTAGAACAGCTCAGCCAGCGCATCCAAATTCTCGCCCTCTGCCCGGCTGGGCAGATTCTGGTTGTCAGCGTGGTTGTTGAGGGCACGCTCGTAGATTATCGCGTCCTCAATCCACGAGATGAACAGCCGTTCAGGGCTGCCGGGGCGCACGGATGTGCCAAAAACCTGCTCATACCCCGCACAGAGCAGCGCATCCAGTTCGTCAACGTCGGTGCTGATGAACTGGTGGTCTGCGGTACTACGCATTGATGCTCACCTCCACAACGGGAAGCATCGTTCCGGGGTTGTCCTTGGAGGATTTGAACGTAGTCCCCATATAGGTGGCTCTCGGTTCAAACCGTTCGATGGCTTCCTTGATGGCGGCGCAGAGCATAGGCTGCGCCACGTTTTCCGGGCGGTCAAGAATATCCGAGATGTCGATGCCAAACTCCCGGTAGCCCGGCACAGTGCCTTTCGGCGTGGATAGGATGACGGCGATGTTCTGCAGAACGCTGGCCACGGTATCCTGCTCGCCGAGGGAAATGGCGGTCAGGTCATTTGCCGACACCAGATAATTGCTCATAAAATCGCCTCACTCTCTCGGATATTCCAGTAAAGTGACGCTCGCAGTAATCCATGTCGGAACACCGAAAGCGTCTGTGTACTTGGTCTTGAATTTCACGGATTTGATGACCCACCGATAGCTGCCGAAGACTTCATTGCCGAGGACGAACGGCAGCGTCGTGTGATTATCGACATGCCCCTTCAGGATCTCGCGCTGCTTGCTTGGAGCCACGCCAAGGTACGCCGAAAGTTCAATATCGAACGTGATGGTGTCGGCATCCGTGCCCGTAAACTCGGCCAGAGCCTTGCCTCCGGCACGCTGATGGGTGGTGTATCTGGCAGACACGCTCTGCGCCATGTCCTTGATGGTTTTGACGTAGCCATCGAACACGGCAAAGGTAATGTCTCCAAGGCATCCAACAATCACGGATAAATCCCTCCCAACACGAAGCCGTCAGCGTTGAAGCACGGCAGGTACAGGCAGATCACGATGTCATCAATGGCGGGCACCCACCACACCACATGGGACTTATGCTGGTGGTTAGTGGAGTTGTCCGCGCCCGTGACCTTTTCCTCCTCATCCCAAATCTGGCGGGTGCCGTTCTGGGTGTTGAGAATCTTCAGCGGATACGGAGCCGGGTGCGTAAACTGATGGTCATGCAGCCCCGCCTCCTCGGTGTATACGATAGCCTTGTAGTGCTGCATCACAGGCAGCCAGCCTGACGTAATCCCGGTGTCCTCGAACTTCACGCGCACAAGGCGTTTTTTCTTGTTCACATCGGTAACTTTTCCGATGCGAACATCGACGTTCATGTTCATCAGTAACCTCCCAGCGTATGGCGGCCAATGACTTGCGTGGTGTACCCACCAGAGCCAGATACTGTGTGCTTAGACTGCTTCACGATGTACTTCCCGGACCACGGTCCGAAGCCCTCCGCATTGAACGTCAGGCCAGCCACCTTGCCGGGGTCGCCCGGATAGGTAAAACTCATCTGACGCTCATACTTGTTGTAGAGCCGGAGTTTCTTTGCAGCCAGTTCTTTTGCCTCTGCCTTGCTCGTGACCGGGGCGTAGACTTCCAGCTGCTGATTGGTCTTGCTCTTGGCATCGTAGTCCTTAACGTAGGCAATGCCCTCGATAGCCTTGCCATCAGGCCCAACGTAAGATACCCGGCATGACGCATACTGTGTTCCAGCCCGACCGAGCGAATGACCATATTTGATATAGCTTTTGTCGTCCAGCACGGTAGTCCACACAGCGTCCTTGCCCTCGTACTCCTGCTGGTCAAAGATGACGATTTTGCCATCGGTGCATTTCAGCGACAGCCCTGCATCATGGCAAAGCTGCTGCAAGAAGTCGATGTCAGAGCAGCGGTACTGCTCGACACGTTTATACTCCGGGTCTTTCTTCGCAAGGAACTGGGACTTCATACCGTTCTTCTGCGCCATTTCGTTGGCAATGCCGGAGAGCTTGTACTTTTCCCAGCCCTTGCTCTGCTTTGTCTGCCGAATCTGGCTCGTGTACGGTAAGCCCACGGCCTTGATGGTGATGACGCTGGGCGGCCCGGTGGCCACCACGCCGTCAAACTCAAACACGCCGCAGTCGAGGGCTTCGTCCTTGCCATCGGAGTGCCAGTTGCAGGCGGTGATGGTAGCTCGGATTTTCAGGCTTTCTTCTCCGCTGCCAGAGGATGAACCAGAAGAACTGCCGCCAGATTTGCCGGAGATCTCACTGGCATCCACCCAGCCGTAGACACGGGATGTGCCATCGGTGTGGATGACGTGGTATGGATGTAGCGCGCCCTCTTTGATGATGGTGATCTTGGCCGGGCCAGCCTTGGGATTTCCATTTGCCTTTTTGTCCGTGGATGCCTTATAGTGCGGACCGCCAAGGAACTGCACCACATCGCCGACCTTATAGCCGTCGGAAGATGCAGCCGATACATCGCCGTCTATCATCTTCTGTAGCCAGCTCTCCATCCAGATACCATCACGATCTTGCAGTTTGATTTGCAAGTCGTCGGAGGCATCCTCCTCGTTGTCGATGAACGACAGCGAGAGCAGGTATGGCATGATGCTACTGGTTATATCGGTTCCGTTGAACTCGACAGTACATTCGGCGTGTCTGGCGGTGTTTTCATCACTCATGTGACCACCTTCTTCCACGGCGGCAAGGTCGAGCTGGTCTTTGTCTCAATGTCCGGGAGCGTCAAAACGATTCCGGCCGGAAAAACAAAGTAGCCGAGATATTGCGAGTTTGCCTCCATCAGACGGGGCGCAAGGGCGCAGCTGCCCAACTGGGAGAATGCAATCTTCTCCCAGCGGTCACCCTGCACGGTCGTATAGGTTTTGCTCATGCGTAACCCCTCCTGAAATCATCGTCATTGGCATCTTTCACGATGGACAGCACAATGTCCCTCAACTCCTCGTTGTTCTCGTTCAGGATGCTGTGCAGCTGGTCAGTATCAGATATACCGCTGATGTGGTAGACGGGCGAAACGGTGATAGGAGCCGCGCTGCTGGCGTTAGAGCTGCCAGATGCAGAGCCGCTCGGCAGCTGCACTTCCGTAACGGAGCGAGTTTCGCCGCCGTTGAAGTAGACCGAACCGCTGCCATTGACGGTTTCTACATACCGACTGTACTCCTCACGCAGCGTCTGGGCTTCCTTTTCCTCACGGATGGCATCCCAGACAGCAGACAGGTCGATAGTATTTGTGCTGGTGATTTGTTCCAGCTGCCGCGCCTCGTTGAATGCTGCGCGGGTTTCCGGTGTGGTCGAAACTATTTCCCCACCGCCAAAGTAGACCAGTTCCGGGCCTTTCTCGCCGACCAAAGCAAGGCCGCTCTTGGCCGAATCTGTTCCGGCTGCGTAACTCCCGCCGAGATAGACCAACTCGGAAACGCTCTTTACCAGAGAACTATACGAATTTGCTTCTTTTTGAAGCGCATTGTATTCGTTTCTTTTCTCGACAATCTTCTGAATTTCTGACGAATTTGAAAACTCTCTCGTCGATTTGATTTCGGAGTCCAGTGCAGAAAGACGTTCCGCCTTGTCAAGAACAGTGCGAGTTTCGGTTGCGGTCAGAACGGTTTCGCCGCCATCAAAGTAGACCAGTTCCGGGCCTTTCTCGCCGACGATGGCAAAGCCCGGCGCAGCGGATTCCGTACCGACTGCATAGCCCGGAATATTTCCTCTGCGCTGGTGCAGATTGTAGTTGGAGTTTGCAGTGGACAGAGCAGAGGTGGCAGCCGAGGCCACCCGACCGTAGGCTTCTTTGACGAGCGGAGTCATGTTCTCCGCACCGTCGATAAAGCCCTGAATCGTTGCCTGCGCGCTCTTGACTGCCTCATCGCTCAAATCCATGTCGGACACGGAATCCGAAAGGTCTTGTGCGATTTCGTCCAGAGCGTTGCTCATCCCGGTCTGGAGGTCGGCAAGGCTATCGCTGGTGCTTTCCTGTGCTTCTTGCAGGGAACGGTAGTTCTCTACCATTTTCGCAAGGTCAGCGTCAGAAGCGGATGCCATACCAGCAATGGCGTTGACAGAATCCTTGCTGCCATCAGCAAAACTGGCTATGACCTCGTTCAGACCGTCAATGTCAGCGGCCCGCTCGTTCAGCTTTTCGAGGTTCTGGTTGTAGTTATCCCAGTAGGTAATCTGGCTTTCCAGTGCAGAGTTGATGCTCGATGCGGAGGTGGCCACGACCTTTTCGGCAGAATCCCACAGGTCATACTGGCCGCTGACACTCTTGTACGCAGCGTCAAAAGCGTCATTGTAGGCCGATATGATGTCCTGAATCTCGGTTTCGGCATTGGAGATAGCGTCGGTTACGGTCTGCTGCTGCTCGGCTACGCTGTTGGCACTGCTGGCAGCGTCCTCCTGCGCTGCGTTCAGGGAATTGACTGCATCGATGGCTTCCCGATACTCGGCCTCAGCTGCATCGATGGCTTCCTGATCCTGCTCTACGGCCTCGGTGTAGTTTTCGACTTCATGCCGGGCGGTAGCAAGGTCTTCCGAGTAGCCCATGTACTCTGTGCGCAGCTGCTGCACATCATCGCCCATAGAACGCCACGGAATATCCTGAACCGTGCCGTAAGTGGACTTGAATTGCTCATCCGTCATGCCGAGCGTGGAAAGCAACTTGCTGTAGGTTTCGTCCATGCCGGCATTGGATTTTTCAACTTTCGCCTGTGCAGCAACCAGCTTCGCTTCATTCGCCGCACTTTCGACCAGCACATCGTTGTACTGCTCGTAGATTCCGTTCAGGTACTCTTGCCGAGCCTGCGCTTTTACATCGTCCGCATAAGCATTCGCGTGCTGGCGCAGAGCTTCTGTGCCGCCCTTGATGGAATCCGTTTCAAGGTCAATATCATCAGCCAGACTGGGCACCAGCGCAGACAGACGGGCAAGGGTATCGTGATACTCAGCGTTCCCGGCAGTATTGCCGTTGGTGGCAGCTTCGATGGCCTCCAACTTGCTGATGTACTGGTCCGCGACACTGGCAGTGGCTTCCATGTTGGACAGCGTGGAATGGTAGGTGTCGCTGACCTCGTCCATGCTACTGCCCATATCGCGGGCTGCGCTGGTCAGTTCTCGCACATGCGGGACACCATCGTCTGCTGCGCCGGAAATTCCACCGATTACGGCAGCGAGAGCCGTTCCTGCAATGACAACGCCCGCAAGAACAGGAGCCGTCACTCCAAGGGATGCAGAGAACAGGCCCATAGCTGCGCTGCCAATTTTTATTGCCGCAGATGCGGCAGTCATAACGCCAAGGAACCCTCCAAGAGCGACAGTTCCGGCCGCAACCGCCTTGACTACACCGGGATGTTCCTCAACGAAGCCCTGCATCCAGCCCAGAACTTTAGCCCCGACATCGTACAGCTTGGACAAAGTCGGGGTCAAATCCTCGCCGATGGCGATTTTTAGGCCGTCAGCGGCAGACTGCATCAGAACCAATCTGCCGTTCATGTTGTCCAGCATGGTGCCGGCCATTTTGTCGGCAGACCCGGCGCAGTCGTTCAGGGCAGCGGTGTAGTCTGAGAACGACTGCCCGCCCTCGGCTGCGGCTTCGCTGCACCCGGCCATGATGGTTTGCAACTTGGAATACTGGTTCGTGCCAGCGATGGTCTTGGCAAGGTTGGCCTGCTCTTGGTCGGTCAGGTCGCCCCAGACCCCGGCAATCCCGGTAAGGATGCTGGACAGGGACTGCATATTGCCCTGTGCATCGTAGATGTTCACGCCATAGTTCGCCAGTTCGTCACCGCACTTTTTCGTGTTGGTGGCAAGGCGGGTAAAGATGGCGTTCAGGGCTGTGCCAGCCTCGCCGCCCTTAACACCTGCATTGGCCATGGTAGCCAGGACTGCGGTGGTCTCCTCAACAGAGTAGCCGAGGGAGGTGGCGGTGGATGCACATGCCTTGTATGCCTCGCCCAGCTGGATCACATCCGTGTTGGAGTGAGCCATGGCGTAGGCCATCACATCGACAAAGTGCGTGGTGTCAGAGGCTTTCAGACCAAAGGCGGTCAGATAGTCGGTGACAATATCCGATGCCTGCGCCAAGTCCATGTTGGCAGCAGCGGCCAGATTCAGCACAGGGCTGATGCCCTCCAGCATGGACTGGGTGTTCCAGCCTGCCAGAGCCATGTAAGATAGAGCGTCAGCAGATTCGCCAGCGGTGAACTTTGTGCTTGCGCCCATCTCCTTGGCTTTGTCGGACAGGGCTTCCAGTTCATCGCCGGATGCGCCGGACAGGGCTTCGACGTTGCTCATGGATGCTTCAAAATCACCTGCGGTGTTGATGCAGTCCATGTATGCGTCTTTGATTTCGTCAAGGGCTTTTGCGATGCCCGCCGTGGCAAGCACAGATTCAACGGCATCAATGGCTTCGACAGATTTCTCGCCGAAGCCCTTTGCGCCCTCTCCGGCCTCGTCCATGGTCTTTTTGAGGTCAACCTGCTGGTCTTTCAGCTTATCGACCTCGGTTTCCAGCCGAGTGGTTTCTGCTGTCAGCTGCGTGGTGTCCACGCCAGCTTCCCGCAGGGTGTTCCCGGTGGCAGCCAGACGCTGCTCATAGGTGTGCAGGGAGGTCGTGGTCTTGTCGATCTGCGCCTGCTTGGAAATCAGCTTGTTTTCCAGCGCAGAGGAATAGCCCTCGGTTTCCTGAATCTCTCTCTGGATGTTGTCGTACTGCTGCTGCAATACGGCAAGCCGCTGCTTGGTGGAATCAACAGCCTGCTGTTGATTCTGGTACGCAGTTATGTCGGACTGCACTTTGTTCAGCTGCTGGATGCGGTTCTGCGTTTCCACAAGAGCGGACTGCGCAGCCTTGAAGGTGCTGGAGAAGTTGCTGTTCTGTTTGGCGGACAGGTTGAACAGCAACTCCCATTCTTTTCGAGCCACTACTTCGCCTTTCTCGCCTTTTCGCGCTCGGCAACAATGGCATTGTTGGTATCAATCCATTGCCGCAGTTGATACAAGGGCATTGCAAGCCAGTATGGTGCAGGGGTGTTGTTGCCCTGCGCCATCAGAAGGGCTTGCCGCCGCAGCCACTCTCCACCATCGTCGGTTACACATCCGACAGCATCAAAAAATTTCTTGCTTTGGTGCGGATGGTGTTGTAATCCCGGATGCTCATTGCACCGATAACATCAACGCCGATGGGCTGCGTACACGCCCGGCAGGCCATCCGAATCAGATAGCCCGCACTCATACTCGGCACGATAACCGGCTGACGCAGAGCGGACATTTCGGCCTCGATTGCAATCGAATCGTTGCCTGTCAGCTTGCCGAAGTCGAATGTCAGAGTGTCGTACTCCTTGCCCTCGTACTCAAGCGGCTGAATGAGCTTGTGGACGTACACATAAGGGTCGGCGGCAGCTTTATTTGCAGCTGCGATGGCTGCATCGTACTCCTTATCGCTGATGGTGGTGTTCATATCGGCTGCTCCTTTCGCAGTTAAAAAATAGGCCGGAGCCGCAAAATGCAGCCCCGGCATAACGATTGGCTCCGATTACTTGCCCAGTGCCTTGCGGACAGCTGCCAGATAATCCGTGCCGTTGATGTAGCAAATGAAGTTGGTGGGGTCCAGCTCACGCACCTTCTTGCCATCGAGATAAGTCGCCCAATAGCGGACAACGTACTCGCCAGACCCATTGGCGGGAGTCGCCGGGGCGATAGCGCCGCCCTTGGTAGACTTCGGGATGACGACCATGACGTGCTTTTCGGAACGAACATCAATGGTGCCGTTGATATTGTCCTCGTACTGGTTTGCCACACGGAGGTCAATCTGATGGCGGCGAATCTCTGCCAGTTTGACCGACTGCGGCGTGGTGGTGCGGAAGTTCAGGCCAAGGGTCATGGTGTCCAGATGACCCATGATAACAGCCTCGATGTTGCCGCCAATGCCAGAGCCGGAAACGGTCTGGGTCAACATGGTAATATCGGGCAGAGTAACCTGTGCCATGCCCTCGTATTCGATGCTGTCCTCATAGACAGCAAAGTTGATAACAGACTGGTCCATAAATATACCTCCTCTTTAAGACTGGAGTGCGCTGGTCACATAGTCAGCGTCATACTCCAGCACGAAGTCGATTTCCTGCGCCGGAGAGGGCGGGGTCATGTAGATGTGCGGCTTGATTTTGCCCGCCATCAGACTGGTCAGGGGGTTCTCACTTTCCAGCATCTCCACGCGGGCACCCAGCAGGTAGCCTGCGCCGACCAGGCCATTCAGCCAGATGTTTGCGCTGTCCAGAATGGTGTCAATCAGACGGCGGTTCATCGGCTTGTCCAGCTTAGACCAGAAAGTCTTGATGAGCGTATTGGAAACATAGTCGAACATCCGGCTGATGGGGATGAAGTAGTCCTTCACATCAGTGGACTTAGGGTAGCAGCCAGTGTGGTTGCCCCATGCGGTCCAGCTGCCCATGAAGTTCAGGAACGTGCAGATGCCAGCGGCATCGACCACGTTTGCCTGATTGTAGGTCAGGTTGATAGCTGCGCCGTCATCGTCGCACAGACCGTCGATGTGGACGGTCTTGTTGGAGGGGCTCTCGTAAGGGATACCACCATTGTTGGTGTCGGTCTCCGCGAGGCAGCCCGCCATGACGGTAGAGCCGTGGAACTTCAGCTCGCCCAGAGTGCCGTTGGGCCAGCACAGAATGGACTTCTGGTCGTAGGTGCCAGCGTTCTTGGCTTCCACAGCGGCAGTGTAGGTCTTTGCAGAAATGTCCACCAGAGCCTTGCCGGAGAACATACCGTTGATAGAGCCAGCCTTTGCAGCCAGCGCAGCAGCAACGGTAGCCTCATTGGAGAAGCCGGGTGCCATAATCAGGTCGGGCACAATGCCGAACATAGTCAGGCAAGCCTCGACCTGCTCGACAGCAGCTGCCACAGCCTCGGCCTCAGCGTTTTCAGCGAGCGGCAGGAAAATGACAGGCTGGCAAGCGCACAGCTTGAAGTGATAGTACATCACCTCGCAAACGGTGAACTTTTTCCAGTCATCGTCATAGCCCAGCTGTTCCACCGCTTCGGTGTAGCTGGTGCACAGCACAGGGGTACCAGCGGTTGCAGCGGTGCCAGTTGCCTTAGACAGCGGCGCAGTACCGATGACAAAGGGAATGCCGCAGGTTGCAGCGTTCGGGGTTGCCACGGCGGTGTCGGCGCGGCTGACGTTAATACCATGATCTGCCATAGTATGTAATCCTCCTTACTTAGATTTGGCGAGCATCCGGGCATACGCAAGGATAGCCTCGCTGCGTGCTTTTGCCTTTTCAGGCGTGGTGTTCAGTTCGGCCACATCGATGACGAAGTCGGCCACACCGGGATATTTCCCGGTGGCAATTTTCACATCGTCACGATTCACCGCCTCCGCAGCAGCGCAAGGGTAAATCGTGTTTTTCTGGATATAGCCCAGAATGGACGGGCCAACGTAAATGGAAACGCCGGGCTTGCTCTGCGCAGGCTCGGCGTTCACGGTGGTTTCGGCGGGCTGTTCCGCCGCGGTCTTTTTTACCGCCATAATCTAATATCCTCCGTTTGCTGCACGGTCGGCAGCTTCCAGTGGGTAATCATCTCTCCGGCGTAATACGGTTTGGTTTCCTCATCGTAGGGAACGCTTTCCAGCTTGTGACCGGGAGAAAGGACAAGCGTAAACTGATACCGATGCTCGCCATCAGTGCCGGTTCCGCCTACTTTGCGAACTTTGAGCAATTCCACACGAAACCGCTCCATCATGTTCAGGAGAGCAAGGTCGCCCTCTTGTTCATCCGGGTTGTAGCAGCAAAAGATAGAGCGCACAGAAACCACCGTCCGCTCCTCGCTGCCGGGCTGCTGCTCCGTTTCCAGCGGGATGACCCGATGGATGATGTACGGGGCTTTCTTCTTAGCCGAACGGCTGTCGGGCAGCCGCATCAGATAGACTTCCGGGGCACGGTAGGCCTGTTCGGTATCGCCCTGCTGCATAGCCACCGGGAGAATCATGTCGGCCATGATTTTCTCCGTAAAGGCTTTCAGCTGTTCAAGCAAAACAACACTGGTCATATCAGACACCCCATCCGTTCAAAATTCGCGTGATTTCATGCTCAATGCGCTCCTCATAGGTGGATGCCATTTTCTCCTCAATGGAGTCCATGACATTCTCGTTGGAGTACATCATCTGCGGGGTGGCAGGGCCAAACAGTTCCTTGACCGGGAACCGTTTTTCTCCTTGCCGCTCATAGATGCCATAGTGAGAGCCCATCTTTGCCTCGAAAGCGTGGTCCAGTGCCTGTCTTGCGCCGGACTTCTTCACGCGAGTTACCACGCGGCCGCTGCGGTCCACCTTGGTATCGAAAACTCTAAGGGGGATGACGCTGCCACGGTAGCCGAAGTTGATAGAAACCTCGCCATTGCTGCCCCGCTGGATGTTGTTGATATTCTTTGTGCGGTTGGAAAATTCGCTGCTGCTGATGGCATACTCCTGCGTGACTGCCCGCTTCGCCACCGTTTTTCCGGCGGCAGCGGCGCGAGCCAGCGCAGATCCTACAGCACGATTGGCACCTCCGGGAATTCCGGCGAGGAGGGCAGACACCCGGTCAAATCCTTCCTCTGCAATGTCAACGGTGATGCCAGCAGCTACGCTGTGCATCATGGTGTCCGTTGTCACATCACTCATTCGTCAATCGCCTCCAGTTCCACCCGCAGCATCCCCATCTCGCAGACAGAGGATGCCACATAGTAGTTTCGGACGAATCCATCCTCGTCAATGCCCAGCTTGCAATCCTTCTCAGGCTGCTTTCCGCCGAGGGCTGCAATATCGCAGTGCAGCACCCGGCTGACCCGGTACAGACCCTGCGCATGGTCGCTGATGGCCTGGCGTACACGCTCCTTTTCGGAGAGGCCTGTCAGAACCAGAGGAACGTCAGGGTATTCCTCTCCATCATAGTAGACCGTGTGCGTTTCGGCGAACTCATCCAGATTCAGAAAGACGCTGTTCAGGTCTTCCTGCACAGCGTCTTTAAAGGCACTCACGCCGTGGGCATCGCAGCTGCCAGTTCAGGACCATCGGTGCACTCGTCACCGGGCACAACGTCCTCGGCGCAGATAGCCTGAATGAGTGCGTCCTTGGTCTTGAGCTGCTTGGTGTCGATGCCCATATCCGCAGCCAGCTTTTTCAGGTTGGCAACGGTCATATCGTGCAGCTGGTCAGGGTCGAGGTGTGCCGCCTCAGAGCCGTTCTGCGAGGCTTCGGCTGCGGGGGTGTCGTTACCTTTCGCAGTTGCCGGAACGTCCGCAGGGACGGTTTCCGGGGCAGTGGGCGCAGAAAACGCGCATTTCGCCACACCCAGCCCGATAAGGCGGGCCGCTTCGGCATCGCTGACCTCGCACCGCTCGCCATGCGCAACAGTGTGAACGCCAGTCTTGGTGGGGCAGCCGTAGCCACCGCAAAGAATTTCAACAATCATCGGTGTACTCCTTTCAGGTCGGACTTAGCCGACCATGTTCTTGGCGCGAATCCACGGAATGTAGTTCTTGGGTGCAGCCAGAGGACGAGACTTGAGGGCGGTCTTGCGAGTGTCGTTTTCCTGATCGATGCTGAACTTCGGAACACGGCGGCCAGAAATGGTGGACTGGATGGTGTCGCCGTAGTTGATCTGAGTGATAGCACCATACATCAGATGGCCGCAGCCGGGAGCCGTAATCACGGCATCGGTCTTGGGGAAGTAACTCTGCTCCTTGTCGGTGGAATCCACATAGGTTTCATCAACAGAAATCAGATTCAATTTGTAGCCGCGGAAGTTGAGGGTGCCACCGTAGACAACACCGTCGTATGCGCTCAGCTGCTGCTCAATCTGGCCGATGATGATGCCGGAATTCTTATCCAGCAGACGCTGAACCTTTTCGAGATTCATCACTGCGTCATAAACATCAGCACCCAGCAGCAGGTCGGCAGCGCGCAGACCACGCTTGGACAGCAGCCGGCACATAGCCGGAACGTCGCCAAAGAAATTGCCACCTTCCTCGTTCCACTTGTGGGCGGCAGTGTAGATGTGGTCGTTCTCGTGGCCGGGATTGTAGAAATTCACGACCTTTGCCTCGCCCTTGGTCACGTTGTCGATCATCTCCTGCATGACGCATCCGTTGTCCAGCATGGTCTGTGCGCACATCCACTCCTCGGTGCGGGTGATACGGCCATCCATGTCAGCCAGATCGTTCTGGACCAGTTTTGCGGCACGCTGGGCAGGGGTGCTGTTGGCATAGATGGCCTCGCCGAAGCCACGCTTCGTCAGGTCATCAGAGGTCAGAGGACGGCTCACACCGATGGACGCAGGCTCAAACTCGTGGACCTCGTAGCCCGTGCGCTCCATCGGGATTGCGCCGACACGAGGCGACACAAAGGCTGCGATCTTGCGGTCGCCGTCCATGTACTCGGTCAGCACCTTGTTGGTGCTGAAGATGTCGCCCTCCTCCGTGGGAAAGTAGCGGTCACGGAAAAAAGTCTGCTTGGGCACAATGCGCTTCTGCACGGCCATCAGGGTATAGGTGTCAAAGAAATTCAGTTCAGCAGGCATTGTAGTTCCTCCTCTTACAGTGCAGGTGCAGCAGCCTTGAAGAAAATGCCGCCGTTACGCAGGGTATCCTTCTCAGCCTCGGTGATAGTATGATCATTGATGGTGACGCACTTGTTCAGGTTGAAGCAGCCGGCCAGATAGACGGGAACGGTCACATCATCAGTGGTGCCAACCTCAACATCATCGCACAGGATGGCGTATGCGGTCAGGGTCTCCGTATCACCGCTGGCAGCTGTGCCCAGTGCCACCAGCTTGTTATCGCCTGCGGTACCGCCGGACTTTGCCAGAATGGTGCCGCGCTTGATGGTGCCGGCGGTGCCCAGCTTGCGGAGGGTGCCGCCGCTGACAACCAGCTTGGGATTGATGTCGGCAATCAGGCCGTCATACTCCATGGTGCCGAGAGATTTGCTCAGTTCGCTCATAGTAGTGTTCCTCCTCACTTCTTGTCATCGTCGAGCAGTTCGGCGACGGCTGCGTCGGCAGCAGCCATGCGCTCGGCCTGCGTCTTGGGCACATTGCCCTTTGCATCGGGCAGAGATTCCGGGCTGCCAGATGCAGACGCGCCCGGAACAGCCTCCACGTTCTGTGCACCAGATGCGGCGTTGTCCGTTGCCAGATTCTTCAGGAACTCGTGACCCTGCGCAGCAGCAGCCTTGGCGGCGCGGAATGCCAGCTCGCGAGCATCGCAAGCAGTCTTGCCGTACTTAGCCTCCTGCACCAGAGCGGGGTCAAACAGGCTTGCCACCGAATCGATTTCGGCCAGACGGTTGCGCTCCGCGCTCACGGCTGCGTCAACTGCGGCCTGCGGGTTTTCCGCTGCGGGGGTTGCAGTGGTGGGATTTGCATTGTTTGCCATAGTGGATTGTCCTCCTTCGTTGGACTGGGCGGCGGGTGCCGCCGGTGTATTTGCAGCAGCGGCAGCAGGTGCAGCCGCTTTAGCCATAGGGATGTTGTCGGGCAGCTTTACGCCGGGCATCAGGCGCAGGGCGTGACCCTTTGCGTAGATGGTCTGGCGGTCTGCGCTTGCGGAAATTGCCACGGGCTCGGCATCGTCCAGCAGCTCATTGGCAAAGCCTTTTTCGATGGCCTCCTTGCCCGTCATATAGGTGGTGTCGCCCATCATGTGCAGCAGCACGGTTTCAGACAGGCCAGTCTTCCGCTTGTAGATGGCGACTTGGCTCTTATCCCATGCATCATTGGCTTCCGCAGCCTTGCGAAGTTCGTCAGCATTGAGCGCGCCTCGAATGGGAGTCCAGCACTTGTGAATCATCACAAGGCTGGAAGGATTCACCTTTACCGTATCGCAGGCGCACATGATAAGACTGCCGCCAGACATGGCCACGCCGTCCACAATGCAGGTCAGCTTCGTGCCCTTGGCGGCCAGTTCGCGCAGTCTGTTGTGAATCAGGATGGAAACGCCCTCATCGCCGCCCAGACTGTCCATGCGGATGATGATCTGCGGGCAGTTTTCGACCTGCTGCAAGTCCGACAGGAACTCGCTCTCGATGATGTACTGTCCCGGAATCGGCTCGTCAGTCCACCAGTCGATGGGCTGCGTTTCCACGATTTCGCCGTACATAGTAATATCCGCGGTCTGGCCGTCAGTGCTGGCCATTGCATAACAAGGCCGCAGGATATTCACCTGCGGTGCGTTATTCGGTCTGGGCATTTTGCTTACCTCCCTGTGTCGTAATGCTGGCGGTGGTTTCGATTGCGCCCTCACTGCCAGCTGCTTTCAGCAGCTCATTTTCACGAGCCAGCTGTTCGGCGTTTTCGGTCCAGTCGCCGCCGCCCATCTCAAGGGTGACCTGTTCGTGGGTCTTAAAGGCGTGGTGCGTCTGGAGAATGGCTGCATTGACTTCCTTGGCGGGGTCAAGACTACCCTGCACAGGGCCAATCCAGCGGGCACCGCACCATGCAGCACGGAGCAGCGGGTCATCAAAAAAGCCCGGAGCGATTACTCGCCCACGGGCTACGGCCTCTGCTAGCCAGATCTCATACGCGGGCTGGCAGAAGCTGTCCACCAGCCATGTGCGGCGCATCTTGAACGCCTCCCATGCTTCCAGCAGGGCAGCACGGCTTGCCGAATAGCTGGCGTTGAACTCCTTCAGCAGCAGTTCGTACGGCATCTCAATGGCGCCGCCCATCAGCTTACACATCGTCCGAACGAACGTATCAAAGCCCGCAGTCGGGAGATTCGGATTTCCAAACTTGACATCCTCGTCTTGGCCGAGGTGAAAAACCTGACCGGGCCCCATCTCATATTCGGAATCGCTGTGGCTGACATTGTTGGCCTGTGGATTATCCACAGGAACACCGCCAAGGTCACCGCTTCCAGTTTCGCTGAACGGGATGCCGCTCTTGGACGTGTTGGTGACAATCCACGCCGTGAAGTAGCTCTGGACCAGTGCTGCAATCAGTTCCGATTCGGTGTATCTGCGCAGCTGGAGCAGCGGTTCGATGATGGGCGCAATGAGCGGAACACCACGGTACTGGTCCGGGCGTTCCGATTCCATGATGTGCAGGATCTGGGGTAGCCCGGTAGTTGCGCCGATGGCCTCTACCCGCTGCCATGTGGTCGTATCGTTCCTCCATTCGTGCGGGTAGGTGTTTCGCACCCAGTAGGCCACGATCGCACCGCTGCTGTCCACTTCCACGCCGTCATAGATTTTGTTTCCGTTGCTGGGGTTCTTGCCCTCGGTGTAGCCCAGACCATCCAGCAGACCGCCGTACTTGTCCGGGGTGGACACTCGGTCGGCCTCCACCAGATGCAGCCGAAGGCCATAGGGATGCAGCTTGTCCGGGTTGCGGATTTTCACCACGGCGAACACATCGCCGCTCATGAGCCAGCTTTTCAAAGCCAGCTGCTGCAAGCCGTAGAAGTTGTTCAGCCCCATGGCATCGCAGCTGCGGCGGTTCTCCGCCCACAGCCGGAACTCAGCCTCGGTCTTGGTCTGCCATTCTTTGGCCGCCTCCGGGGAAAGCCCCAACACATCCCGGTCAATGGTTGCTTTCAGGTTCAGGCCAGTGCCGACCACCTTTGTGCGGTTGGTGTTGATGGCACTCGTGGCAATCGGTGCGCTCATGTAGAGCATCCGGCTGCGCTGCCGCAGGGTGTCGGCGTTGTCGTGTATATCGCTGCTCGGCGAGTTGCTGTTGGGGAAGAATGCCCGCAGCGCGCGCCGCTTGTAGGATGCGCCCGCTTCGCTGTATCCGCTGGCTTGCGGTACAGCAGTGACGCGGTATCTGACTCTCAAAAGTAATCGCCTCCGTAAATTTCAAACCAAGCGGGCTGGCTGGGGAAAGGAGTAAAAAGCAGCCAGACCGCGGCAAAAGCCCAGATGGGCTGTTACCCTAAAAAATTACCAATCGCGCGGAATAACGGCAAATGCCTTGCGGGCACTCTGGCCGTTCAGCAGCGCAGTCAGTTCATCGACTTTTTCCTCGGCATCCTTGATTTCGTCGCTCAATTTGCCGAGGTCGAGGCGTGTAAGTTCCCGGTTATCAAGACGGTAGCTTTTCACGCCGCCGGAAAGCAGCTTGTTGTAGGCCAAATACAGGTTGTCAAGCCGCTGCGTGTGGAACTCCAGCCGCTTTTTGATGGTCACGGTATCCATACCTCACACCTCACCAGTCGTCTAAAAGTTTTTCCCGCTTCCTGCCGGTTGGCCGGGAGCGGGAGATGGGTTGTTGAATATTTACTGCTGCCGGGGTATCGACGACCTTGCCACGCAGCTGCTTTAGCCTGCGGTCAATGGCATCTAGGTCTTTTGGCACGACCTTGTAAGCTGCCAGAGCGTAGTTCCGACAGTCCAAAGGCTCGTTGCGCTCGTGGCCGGAGATTTTATCCCACTGCCATGGGTTTCGGTGCCCCTCTTTGTAAATCAAATGTTCGGACAACAAGCCGTTGAAATATCTCGGACCGTAGTCATCCCGGCGCGGGAAATGGCAATATCGAGCTCCCGGCTCCTGTACTTTCAAATCGTCCATGATGATTTGCTTTCCAGAGTCAACACCTATCTGGTATTGCCAGCACATCCCAACGTACTTGTTTTGAATCGTGATTTTCTGCTGCTTTGGCGGAGCCGTAAAAGGCTTATCTGGGCCCGGCATACCTTTGATGCAGAAAACCTTTTTGCCGATTCGGTCGTGGCAGCGCATACGCACATCCTGCGTAAAGTGTCCGCCTTCGTCTACGAACGAAATGGACACAGTCATCTTCAATCCATCAGAGAACTTTAGCTGCCTATCAAAAACCAGTTCATCCAGCTGCTGCCAAACTTCATCACTGTCCGGGCGGCCCATAACAATGCCTTTTTCGATACCCCATGTTTCCCCGAAGTGGCCGAAGCCCACAATCTCGTACTCCATGCGATCATCTTGGGTATCAATGCCAGCGGTCAAGAACAGCACGCCATCCGGCAGTTCCGCCGGGTATTCCTCCCTGCGGCCCAACATGGTATCCTCGTCCTGCACATCGCCACGGTCTTCCCACAGCAGCCCAAGGCGGGTGTTGTAGACAACCTGCATCTTCTTGGTATCGCCCAAGGCGTTCAGGTATTTCAGCACGGTGTCTTTCCATGCCGCCCATTGGCTGACGAAGCTGTTCAGCCAGAAGCTGCGAATGCCGTTCTCATAGGCTGCCGGGTTTTCGGCCTGCCAGTGAGCGGGTGCCCGCTTCATGGTCACCTCGTCCGAAATGCAGCCGCACTCCGGGCAGAGATACCACACGTCCTTGACCTTGTAGGTTTTCTCGCCGTGGGTCTCGATGGTGTCGTAATCGTACCGAATATCTTCCCAGCGCAGTTCGTGGAAACCCTTGCAGTGCGGGCACTGGGATACCCAGCGTTCCATCGTGCCCTTGACGTAGGACTTGGCGATGGCACTGTGCCCCTTGATGGTGGGGGTGCTGACCTCCACCGCCTTGGCATTGTAGAACGTGGTCTGTCTGGCCATTGCCAGTTCCCAAGGGTCGCCCTCAGTGCCGGCACTCGTAGCCCAGCGGTCACGTTCATCTCCCAGCACATAGCGGATGGGCTTCGATGCCAGAGCGTGTGCCTCGGTGGAACCGCACATGGTCAGGATACCGCCGGGGTAACTCTTTTGCAGAATGGTGTTGCCGCTGTCTCGGCTCTTGCTCTCTGCCACCTTTGCCCGCAGGGTAGGACAGTCTCGTATCATGGGAGCGATACGCAGCTTGCTGTACTCCTTGGCATCAGTCTGAACCGGGTGGATAAAAAGGATAGATCCGGGGTCAACGTCAATCGTTCTGCCGATGACGTTGTTCTCAAACTCCGATTTGCCGACCTGCGAGGACGCAACGACAACGATGTGATGGACGCGAGGGTCAGAGTATGCGTCCATGATTTCCACCAGATAGGGCGTTCTGCTGTTGCGCCAGCGGCCTTGTTCAGCAGATGCTTCCGGGGACAGGACGCGGTTTTGTGCTGCCCACTCGCTGACCGTCACGTTGGGCGGCGGGCGAATAGCTGCCACCAGCTTCGACACCAGAGCATTCAGGCGGTCTACTGCGGCGTTGTCACTCATCCTCGTCACCGCCCAGTTTATCAGTCCACGACCGGCGTTCCCGAACGCGAGCCTCATACTTGGCCGGGTCATAGCGGAACAGAGCGATTTCCTCCGCAATCTGATTGACCTCGCCACGCATATACTCTGCGACCTCAGCAGGGTCAGACAGAGCAGCGGCATTGATGGCCACCCGGCTGGGCAACGCCATCAGCGCACCCCGGATGGTGTAGATAAGTTCGGCGGTCATGGCTGCCACATCCTCGCTGCGGTGCATCTGCCCGGACAATTCCTTGGCTTCTGCCTGTGCGATTTTGGCCTTGCTGGTCTTGAGCGTGGCCTCAGCCTTGGCCTTGACCCGCTCAATCTTCTTGGCCTCCTCCGCTTCTTCCTTGGTCAGTCCGCCACGGGAGATGCTGCCGATGTAGGCTTGCACGGCATCAGATAAGACGAACTTGCCCCGGCTGACGGTGGTAAGCACACCATCCTGTGTCAGCTGCTGCACTCTGCGGCCTGTGATTCCCAGTATCAGAGCCAGTTCGGTGGTGGTCACGTTTCTGTCAGCAAGTCTTTCTTTTGTAGGCATCCATAAACCACCTCCTTTTCTGGTAAAACTATCTGGAAAATTCCTTGAAATTCGTTATACAAAGCGTAACGAAATGGCTGATTTTTCCCTTACTAACTAGCATGATTTCGGGGTCGACGAGCCCGCTCATGGTAGGGTACCCCCGTCACAGTACCTTTTCGGCACTGAACGGCTGCTCCTGCCCGCTGTCGGGCGGGTGGAGCGCAGCTTCAACCATTGCAGGGTCATACACGAGGGTGAACTCCATGTCCTGCACAGGCACAGGCTTATTAACGTAGATGTCTACGACAGGCATTGTGATACGCTCCTCTCTCAGATGCTGCGGATGACCTTGGCCTTGGAGTATGTCGGATGGTCTTTGGTCATCATGTTCAGGAACTCGTCTTTGGTGAAGCCGGACAGACGGAAGATTTCTTCGGGCTTCATGCCCAGCTGCTTGCCGATCTCGTCCACGGTCTTGCCCTCGTCCATGAGCTTCTTCACGATGGCTTTCATGGGGTCGAGCAGGTGTGTGCCGCGGGCGCGGTTGTGGGTGATTGTGCCGTATACATCGGCACTCTCGTCACCGTGATGGTCTACGACTACGACAGGCACCTTGCCGCCCAGCAGGGACAGCAGCGGTTCGCGGCCTGATACTGTCCAGCGGTGGAAGCCGTCAATGATGGTTCCGTCCGGGCGTACCACGATGGGCAGCGTCCAGCCGTTGGTCAGGATGGACTGCACCAGCAGCTTCAGGTTCTCCTCACTGACCTTGTTGGGGTTGTAGTCGTTGGCGTGGATGGTGTTGCGGTCTACCCACTGGAGGGATGCCAGCGGTGCGAATACGTCAATGTTTTCCATGGTTCTGCTCCTCTTTGATGCGGGCGTTGTGGTCGTTGTAGATGGTGGTCCAGAGGATGCGCAGGATACGCATCTTGGGATCTCCGTACAGCAGCCCCTCATACATGGTCTTGTAGTGCTTCTGTTCAGCGATACCATAGGTCTTTATGAACAGGCCTCGCCAGTGGTCGATGTGGGATAAGGTGTCCTTGGCGATGGTGTACCGCTCCGGGTGGAGGAATAGCAGGTCTTTGCAGAGGGCTTTATAATCCTTCTGTTCGGTATCTGCTTCCAGCTCACGCCGCTTGCGGGTGCTGCGCCGGAACATCTCGGAATCCCAGTAAAGCAGAACGAGGTAGGCGTTTGGCTCTCGCCGCTGGATACGCTCCCACAGGTCGTTGTCGGTTTCTGCAACCCACCGTAGGCCTTGTGTGCTGGTATCTCCAAAGAAAGCGCAAAGCCGGAGTGCATTTTTATGCACACCAGCTTCGTACAAACGCATATAGATTTCAGGGAATTCAAGGTTTCGCTCTTTGATGTACAGCCAAACATCGGAATCGGCCCAATCGTAGATGGGATAGAACTTGCCGCCTTTTGTGATACGTTCCATCTTGGTGTTGGCGATGCACTTAAAGCGGGTCAGACTTTCTGCCGTGCGCAGGCCGACCAGCTGAATGCCGTCGCGGAACGCCTTTTCGCAGAACGTCTGGTAGTTCATCTCTCCGGGGTGGTGCAGGTATGGGCTGTACCTGATGGCAAAATCGGGCGGGGTACGCATCCACACATCTTCTTTGCCCGGCTCCCATGTTATCCACGATTCTGACGCGGAAAGGTGGTCTATCACGCACACCTGCTTGAACGGCAAGCAAAACCACAGGAATTTCGCGCCGACCGACAGGAAGTTGCGCCGCCAGCGGTGCGCTGCATCGACCATGGAGGGGTAAAGCCCTTCTTCGTCAATGAATGTCACCGTCAGCTGCTTGGGGTCGAGTTCGCCGGAGAGAATCATCTCATACACGAGGTTGGCCATGCACAGGCTGTCCTTGCCGGAGGAAAACGACAGATAGATTTTGCAGCCGTTTGCGAACACATTGCGGATACGGATTTTCGCCGCTTGCAGCACGTTCATGCTGCTTTCCACTACTTTCACAGGCATATCAGTTCACCACACTTCGGGCAACGGATGCACCTGTGCTGCTCCACGCCGCTGTCCGCCTCTGGAGCAGCTGTTTGCGGTTCAGAAGGTGTAGACACCTCCAGCACTGTGGAGGGCTGCTGCGGAGCAGCGGAGACGGTAGGAGCAGGCTGCGGGGCGGGAGCCACCGGGTAGGTCGGTGTTTCGGCATACGGAACATGTTCCTCTGCCTGGTGGCGGCTGATGGGTGCGATCTCGTTTTCCGGGAAATCGCCGTAGGAGCTGATTACTTCATCAGCTTCATCCGTGGTGCTGTTCAGCATTTCCAGCAGGTCAGCATCCCAGCCCGGAACGTCCACATCGCCGTCCAGTTCCTTGACCAGCTCTTCGATGGCATCCACATCTGTAAAGCCGAGTTCATAGACCTTGTTGTCGGCCATCATCAGCTTTTTCTTCTGCACATCGGTCAGCCCGACCATCACATAACAGTCGCAGGTTTCCCGACCCATGCGGAGCAGGGCTTCGTACAGACCGTTGCCGGCAATGATTTCGCCATCCTCGGCAACGACCAGCGGCTTCACCTGACCGAACATCTCAATGCTGCGGATGTACTCGGTGATTTGCTTGTCGGAGTGCCGGCGGATGTTGTGGGTAGGCTTATGCAGCTCTGCCAACTTCTTTACCGTGATGTTCATCGTGCGGCCTCCTTCCTGTCAGAAACGAGGTCCAGAACGATGGAGAACAGGACGGCGGCTACGACAACGTAGATGCGGATCGTGCTCATCAGCTGCCAGATGCCCATAACGCCAAGCGGAATCAGGATCTGCCACGAGGCCACGGTGAGAACATCCAGTGCAAAGCCAAACTTCTTGCCGAAAACCAGATATTCGCAGTAGAGATAGGTAGACAGTGAGGAAATGGCGATGACCGTAATCAAGATAGCTTTCATTACGTTCAGCACCGGGCTGAAGCGCACCCACGTGAGCAGCGCAGCCAGCACCATGTAGATGCCAAACATCACGCCCGCTAGCACGAAGGCCTTTTTCATGTTGCCGCGCTTGGTGCCGTCCGTATTTTCATCGTTGTACTCAAACAGCGAATAGTAATACGGACAAGCAAATGGGCCGGGCAGCAGAAGTAAGCCGGTGTACACGCCAGCCTTAATACCAGCGGCGTTTACACCGGGGTCGATGACGGCGAACGTGCCGCCAGTGTACACCAGAGCAGCAGCCACTACTACGGCCAGCAGGCCATAAACGACCACCCATGAAAAGCCATCGGACAGCACGTTGCGAATCATGCCGTCTTTGAGCAACATAATCAGGAACGCCACACAGGTGACGTACACGATAATCATGCCGCCCTTGGTTCCAATGGGTGTATCGCCAAAGATCTCGTAGATGCCGCTCATCTGAGTCCACGTCTGAAACAGCGTCAGCAGACCGATGAAGTAGAACATCACCTTGCTCTGCATGATGCGCCGAATGGACGGAACACGGTCAGCGAACAAACCGAACGTGATGCATGCCAGGGAATTGAACACTGCCCAGATGATTGCCGGAACTGCTCCGTATCGCAATGCAATGGTGCGGAAGTTCATCAAGCTGCCTACTCCTGCCCACGATGCA